GATCGAACCAACCTAAGATTGTAAGCTCTGGTTCTTTGCTAAATGAATTAGTATTTGATGGGTCAGATGACTTTCTTCAAACCACAGCTAACTTTGATGCGTTCGGATCCAATTCTTTAGCTTTCTTTACAGTAATGAATCCTAGTGATTTATCTGGCAATCCCCGTTTTTTAAACACTAGGTCTGCAACTCCAGGTATTGAATTTGTATCAACTACTAATCCAAGATTGTATTACAAAGATTCTGGAGGAACTGGAACAAATGGTGACACTCAAAGCGCAAGTCTTAGCACAGGCACTGAAGTTCTTTATACAAATCTTGTTGATAGAGATACTGATCAAATTGTTGAGGCATTTAAAAATGGTTCTTCAGTGACTATTAGTAGCCCAACTGACTTATCGTCTGTTGGCTCAGTCAATGCAGCTGAACTTACTATTGGTGCTAACAATTCTGGAGGTAATCTTTATAACGGCAAGACGAAAGAAATTATCATCTACGCATCTGACCAAACAGACAACCGAACAGCCATTGAAGCTAATATGGGTGAACACTACAGCATCTCTGGTATCCCTGCCTTTGATAACTCAGTAAACGGCTTTGTAGAGACTTGGTATGACCAGTCAGGTAATAGCTTGGATGCCGTGCAAGCAACGGCTGCGGAACAACCTAAGATTGTTGATGCTGGTTCATTATTGCCCGCTGGCGTTACCTTTGATGGAGGAGACACTCTAAGCGTTAGCGGAGAACCCGTAATTACGGCATCAAGTTCTGGAGTTTTTAGTGCATTTAGTGTCCAGACTGTAGCTACTAATGAAGCTGGATATATGTATGGAAACGCTGCATCACCTAACGGAGCTTCTGTTTATGCTTTAAGCTCATCTAAATTTGCTTTAACTAATAAAACTAGCATAAACTTTGATAATATACCAAGGTCATCTGGTCAAAACTTATTATCAGCCGTTTACAATAACGGGGACGCAGGGTTATTGGTAAATGGTGCTGGCACTATGACAGATGCTGGAACTTACGATTTCTCTGCTGGCACAGGTGACTTTGTTATAGGTAATCGAAATGGTGGCTCTGCCGCAGCAACATTTTTAATTGGTTCAATTAATGAGATTATTATCTATAATTCCAACCAATCAAGTAACCGCACGGCTCTTGAAACTGAAATTATTAGCCATTACGGAATATCATAATGCTTTACTTAATATACGCAAGCAAAGAAGCCGCCATTGAGCGAGCCGATGAAGAAGGCAAGGAGATTGGCTTTGATTACTGGATCGAAGACAACGGCATAGGCACACGCTGGCTTACCTACCCTGCCGAGACTATTGACCATACCTGGGCATTGGACGTAACGGATTACGACCTTGATGATTCCGAGAAGGCATCAACTGTTAATCACTACACACCCCTACCTGACCCTGACGAAGACTAAATGCTATGGATACTATGCTCAGAGGAACTGTAGGATCAACCGGATTCTTTGCCTGTCTTGGACTCCAAAGCATCAACGGTGTGGTTAGTTTGGTTGTTGGTATAATGACCTTTGTATTCTTAGGACTTTCTATTTATAAACTGCTAAAAGAACTCAAATGACAACAGAACTCATAGCAATGCTTGGAGGAGGAGCCTCTGGCTTTATCTTCAAACTGATTGGACAGTTAGTTTCTAATCAGCAAAGCACTGTAGACGCTATGATCAAGAAGCAAGCAGCCGCCGACGAAAGCCACCAGAAAGCCTCTACAAGGGGCGGCGAGTGGGTTAGGAGGGTCATAGTATGCACTGTCTTGTTTGCGGTCGTTGTAGCCCCCTTTTTGTTGGCTCACAGCCCAGAGGGAGTTACAGTGGGACAGGAGACATCTCACTTCTTTGGACTATTTAAGGGGATCAAGTATCAGACCCTAAACGGTTACCTTATACTACCAGAGGTTCGTCAAACAGTTCTAGCCATTGTTGGATTCTACTTCGGCTCCTCTACCATTAAATGAATGAAATTTTACAAATCATATCATCTCTCTGGCCTATCGCTATTGGCATTATTACCCTTATCATTGTGCTGGCTCGGATGCACTACAATATCGAAGCCCTAACAGAAAAGGTAAAAGTCCTTTTTGATTTTCACAATAAAAGAAAGAAATAATTATGAAGTGCTGCATCTGCAAAACTAAAGACAAATTTATCACTAAGGTAAAATCAATCGCATCCAAGTTTGTAACTTGGGTTAAATCAATAATCAAATAAACAAGGAGATAATACAATGCCAGGTCACTACGGAAAAATGGGTATGAAAAAGAAGATGCCCGCAAAAAAGAAGACAGTCAAAAAAATGGTTAAGAAGAAGAAGTAATGCCATTTAGCAAATACAGTCCAAAACAAAAGAAGATAGCTAGGGTTGCACCCCCTCGTAACAAGATTACCGGGGCCGACTTCAAAGTACTAAGGGGTAGAAATGCACAGAAAAATACTAACCGTCGCAAGAAAGCTTGAGAAGGCTTCTAAGGCTCACGCCGGGCAAGCCAAGCTTCTTAAATCTATTGTAAAAAATGGCAAAGAAAAGAGCAAAAAGCGGAGGTAAGATATGCCCTGAAGGTAAGGCTTGGGCGAGGCGGACGTTTGACACGTATCCGTCCGCTTACGCCAACCTTGCTGCGTCTAAGTACTGCAAGGATCCAAACTATGCTAAGAAGGCTAAAGGTGGCAAACGTAAGGGTAGGTAATGGAGGATAAAAAACCTAGTATTCGCATTTTTCCTACTAAACATCCTTTTGTTAAAAATAAAGATGGAACTCGTAGTAATGTTAAACTTGCCACATTTTCTTTTGGTGAAGGAGACAAAGAAATGCATTTTGTTATTCCGACGATGGTAGACGGTAAGCAACTCACAAACGATGAGGCTGTAGCAAAGGCTAGACAAATGGGACTTGATCGTTATCCAAAATTTAAGACAGGACAAGAAGCTGATGCTTATTCCAAAAAAATACACGGTAGTATAAATGAACAAGGGTTTCTTTTAAAATAATGGCTCAACTCAAACAATGGCTCAAGCAGAACTGGGTAAGGATAGGGACTGATGGATCGATTAAAGGCCCTTGCGGAACGTCGAAAGATAAGAAAAACCCTGACCGTTGCTTGCCTAAAAGAAAGGCTCTCAGCCTCACGAAAGCGGAGAGAGCAAGCACTGCTAGAAAGAAAAAGAAAGCAGGAGCCAGAGGAAAGACAGTTGTAGCCAACACACCCAGAGCAAAGGTCAGAAGCTAATGAGGAAGGAACACAAAAGTAGAAAGGGAGGACTGACTGCTGCTGGTCGTGCTTACTTTAAGCGTAAGACAGGTGCTAACCTCAAGCCCCCTGTTACTGAAAAAAATCCGACAGGTAAGAGACTTGCCCGGAAGAAATCATTCTGCGCTAGAATGGCAGGAGTCAAGGGTCCAATGAAGGACAAAAAAGGTAGACCAACAAGGAAGGCACTAGCCTTGAAGCGTTGGAGATGTTAATCAATGCAGGAGTACAGGTCATACGCTAGCCTAGATGACCGCATCCTCAAAGACGGGGATGTAGGCTTTGTTGGGTTCAACAATAGGCTTAGACCTGATCAGCTGCAAGGCGGTATGCTGGCTGATGCTCAGAACGTCCGCTTTGACCGCAATGGTGAAGCACAGGTCCGAAAGGGTATCGAGGTCATTGAAGCCCCGTTTGCCGTAGGTGGAGATGTACTTCGACTTCCGACTGAGGCACAAATTGGCGATGGAGTCACAGCTTTGCTTCCTACGACTATTGAGTCAGCAAATCTTGTTGGTTCTGCTAATCAGGTCAGCATTGTCATCAATGACCCAGCAGTAGAGGCCGGGCATACATTTGTAGCTACTAATTCTGTTCAGGTAGAGGGTCTTGGTTTTACTACAGTTAACCCTAATAATACCGATTCGGATGGCATCATTACTACTTCACATACCTTAGACTCCGTAACAGATAACGGAAACGGAACTAAGACGTTGAAATACGCCTTGACGGGTGACAACGAAAGCTACAGTGCAGCCGTTGCTTTGCCAGAAGACCTTATAACAACAGCAGGCAACTTTTTAGTTGGAAAAACTTATACCATTCAGAGTGTAGGTAGCACGGACTTTACTGCTATTGGCGCATCTTCAAATGCCGTAGACGTTGTTTTTACTGCTACGGGAGCGGGATCAGGAACCGGAACCGCCTCCTTTAACCTAAACGCCAACACAACACAGGCTGTTATTGGGTTCAATATGGTTCTTGACCAAGGGGCAGTCACCGAAGTTTATGCGAGTACTGAGTTCAGTGACCCCAATGAGAACGCAAGTCAGTACATCCTCATTGCCTCCAATCTAAAGGTTGTTGCTAAGAACCTAGCGACGAACGCTACTGTAGACATTGCTTACCCAGCAGGAGAAACTGTGCCACCTGAGTCATCAATGCTCCAAGCGTTTAACAAGGTGTTTATCTTTCGTAAGGGTCAAGTTGCCTTGGAGTGGGATGGTTCGTTTAGCACAATTACAGCAGGAAGCTTTGTTGTTAACAGGACTTATACAATTACCGCAGTGGGAAGCACGGACTTTACTGCTATTGGTGCTTCTGCAAATACAATAGGCGTTACGTTTACTGCTACGGGTGTAGGATCAGGCACTGGCACGGCTACATCAGCATTCTCTAAAGTTAAAAGCGGCACGTTTACACAGCCAACAGTATTGAGTCCCAGTGGATTTACGATTACAAACGGACTGGCTACTGCTACCGTGAGCAACACTCTTTCTATTGGCGACCAGGTTATTCTTGTAACGGCTGGGGGCAGCACATTAACTGCTGGCAATCAATTTACTGTTTCAGAAGCAAGCTCTTCAGCTTTTAAGTTTTTTGTAGACGCGGCAGATGTAAGCAATCAAACTAATGTTGAGTTCACCCAAAAGGTATCCGTAGGTCTTGGGTTCACTCATATGCCAGCCCCAGAGTTTGCTGTATACCATCAGCGCAGGTTGGTCATGCCGTTTCAGTTCTCGGTCAGTGCAAGTGCAAACTCATACACATCAAGGGGAATCCTAGATGAGATTATCGCGTCCGATATTTTGGACTCCGACACCTATGACCAAATCTTTGCTCAATATAGATTTAACGCAGGTGAAGCGGACTTCACCGTAGGGTTGCACTCCTTTTCCGAGGACAACCTAATGGTGTTCAACCGTAATAGCATTCACCTAGTATCTAACACGACGTCCCTACAGTCGGCTAGCACTAAACTACTGACTGATGAAGTTGGCTGCGTGGCTCGTAAGAGTATTGAGCAGGTCGGCAATCAAGTCATATTCCTGTCCGACAATGGTGTTTACAGCACTCAGTTCTTTGATGAGTACAACCTCCGTGGAACAGAGACACCTCTGAGTGAACCTATTAACGAAACGATCAAGCGAATCAACAAGGATCAGCGGAGACAGGCAGTAGCCGTTTACTTTGACAATCGTTACTTCATTGCTGTGCCTCTCGATGATGCGCTTCGCAATAACGCTATACTGATATACAACTTCTTGAACAAGCAATGGGAGAGCATTGATAGCGTTGGCAGCACGGACTGGGACATCCAGAACCTAATAGTCGCTGGTGAAGGAAGCCAGAGAGGTGTTTACGCCATCAACAGACTAGGCGGTATTCACAAAATAGATGCTCGCTTGCAGGGCGATGACGTGATTAATGTAAGCATTGGAGGCTCTAACGAAACTAAGGATGTTAAGGGCAGCATTACAACTCGTCAATACACCTTTGGCAACATGAGCAGAAAGAACTGGAAGGAGTTCCAGATGCACGTAGAAAGCAGTGCAGACAATGTCAGCAACTTTGACCTATCGGCTGAGACAGAGAACCCGGACGGAACCTTTGCTCTAGGAACGCTAAACACCTTTAACGGTAACGCTAATTTAGCCGCAGCGGAAGATGTGTCCATACGTGGTAGAATAGGTAACCGCAGAGGTCACGGAATACAATTTACAGTAAACAATACACAAGGACGACCAAGAATTAGGTCAATACAAACTCAAGGAGCAACCTCCTTTAGATCAACACAGAAATCAGAATAATGGCAAGATTTGTAACAGGCAACACATTTGGAACAACAGATACGGTAACAGCGACTACGCTCAATAACGCCGTGAATAACGCTGCAATATCAACGGACTCCGTAGATAACAATACAATAGAAGTAAATTCTAACGCGCTTCGATTAAAAGACAGTTCAAGCAAAACAACCGGTGTAACCTTTGCTAAAATGCAACACATTAGTACTGCACAGGTTCTTGGTCGAGTTTCTGCTAGTGAAGGTGATGTAGAAGAAGTCGGGGTCGTTATCGGTGGCAGTGGAGATGCTGGTTTGTTATTTGACAACGATGATATGTTGGACAACAGCGATACCGCTGGAGGCTCAGCTACTCGTGGTGCTACACAGCAGAGCATTAAGGCTTATGTTGATTCTGCTCCTAACTTTACTCCAAGCAGTTATTCTGGAGGAGAAAGTGTGACGCTTCCCAATGGTCTTATCATGAAAATGGGATTGACGGCAAGTGTTTCTGCCGATAGCAGTCTTGCAGTTAGCTTTGGAAGTGCTTTTCCAAATGCCGTAATATCTGTAGTTTTAACCAAAAAAGGAGCGATACAAATTATGGGTCAGGGTGAACTTACGGTAAACTCTGTATCTACAAGTGGCTTTACCATTAGAAACGGACAAGATTCTGCCGGTCAAGTATTTTTCCAAGCAATAGGACATTAATGAACCCTCTCTTGCACTCAATTTAATACATCAATAATATGGCAGTTATAACATCAGGAAAAACATTTGCTAACGGCGAACAGCTATCGGCCGATAAGCTTAATCAAGTAATTACAGGAGCAACATTTGCGACCGGTGCCATTGATACTGGTGTCATGCAGATAGTAGGCAATGCTATAACTATAAAAGAGGGAGGTGTTACAAAAGCTAAAATAGAAAATGTAGCTAATATGAAGGTGTTAGGCAATACCTCTGGAAGTGCCGCTGCACCACAGGAGGTTGCTATTCTGGACGAAGACAATATGTCTACGGACTCAGATACCTCGTTAGCGACACAACAGAGTATTAAGGCTTTTGTAACTGCAATGCGACCAAAGTTTGTGGCTCTTACAGGGGGGACAACGGATTTAACAAAAACAAATCCATCCGACGGGAGTACAGCCGTATATAACATAGCTGATTTTACATCTGGTGATTCTGATTTTGCTACTACTAAAATTACTGGACTGATTGTTGAGGGGACGGTAGCTGCTAAAAACAATACAAATTTAATATCAGCGAGTCTTCCAGGTGGCTCAACAACAGTAATATGTAGAACTGTAGACACTGGTGGTAATGGGGTATCTGATGCCGCTACTGCGTTTATCCCTATAAACTCGGATACAAGCACATTTACGTTAACATATACGGTCGGTAATACTGAGTTTAGCGTTCACTGCCAATCCATAATCAAAGGAGCAATCATTCAACCTGGTCTGTAGAATTAATGAACCCCCTCCTGCAATCAGTTCAAATAGCATTGCAAAATGCTACACAGAAAGAAGCCATTGCCTTCATTGATAAGGTCGTGGATTTCTGCATTGAACACGAGAACGGAAGAGTACTAGAGGGATGGCCAGAAGATCGAATGCAGTTACTCATTGCCTACCATATGGCGAAGCATACCTTTATTTTTGAGCAGGACGAAGAAGGTAATATACAAGGTGTATTTATGTGGTATAATTGCAACGAGGACGACGGCTGGCCTTTTGTTCAAAACTGGGAGGACGATGACCCTGAGGGCAACGCAATCTTTATGGCTTTTTTATTTGCAGACAGTACCGACACTTTTAAACGACTTACACAGAACTTTATTATTCGATGCCCTGAGGTTATGCAAAAGAAACTACTAGGCGTAAGATACAGGAATCAAAAACCTACTAAGGTTAAGTACACACCTAAATTATTTAACAGAATACTAAGCATATAATATTATGGGAGGCAAAGGATCATCATCACCACCACCACCAGCACCGATTGACCCAGGTGAGTCAATGGGCGAATACTTATTTGGTCAAGAATTTGGCAGTTTTCAAGGAGTTACTGACCCTCGATTGCAGGAGCGATTGATCGGCGCAGAGCAAAGATTCCGCCCTCAGTACGCTGCACTTGAGCTTGCGGATATTAATACGTTTGCTTCTGGTATTCCTGGCGGCACGGACAATCCTCAGTACAAAAGACTTGAGGCCCAACTTGCTGGACTAGAAGCAGGCGCAGGAGGTGTCAGCAGCGAGGAGGCAATGAAGATTGCTCGGTCAGCGGCAGGTCCGGCTCCTTCAAGGACTAAATTCATTCCTGCTGCTACATATGCTAGGGGGGGCAGAATGCCAAGGTCAAAGGATCGGACTGTAAACAATCCTAACTACGAAAAAGAATTAGCCGAATACAACAGAGAGGTCCAAAGCATAGCCGAATCTCTTGGTGGGGATCGTGCCTCTCGGATTGCTTCTATTAAGGCTGAAATGGCGCAGCTTGAAAGTTCGCCAGGACAAAGGGGACTCTTTGATTTACTAGAGGAGCAGTCAACCCGTGCGGGTGCATTACAGCGTGAGCAGTTACAATTACAACGTGAGGCTGACGTTGGTGCATTACAGCAGTTCGCGCCGCAAGTAGTTGAGGCTTATCGTGCCGCTGACCCTGCTAGCACAGCAATAGCAGAGCGTGTATCTCGTAGGGCTATGGGAGAACTGACTCCAGAAGAAGAACGAAACATACAGCAAAGATCCAGACAGGCAAGCCTAGCAAGGGGTCGCATTGGCGACTCATCTTCTCTGGCAGCAGAGGCTCTTGGTCGTTCGAACTACACAGCGCAGTTCGCGCCTCAAGCCTTCGCAATGAACCGTCAACTGGCTGGTGATATAGGTAGCACAATTCTTGGTCGTCCTTCCGCTGCTATTGGTCTAGGCGGTCAAATTTTAGGGCAGGCACAGCAAGGCGCAGCAGGGCCTGTAGGACCTCAGCTATTTGATCCTAACGTAGGCATAAACCTAGCCTTACAACAGCGTGGACAGGACGTTACCTTCCAGGGTATGATGGCGCAAGCGGACGCAGCAAGGAGTGCAGGTTTGATGGGTGGCATTGGTGGAATCGCTCAAGGTATTGGTGCGGCAGGTGGTCTTGCGTCATTCTGTTGGGTAGCCCGTGAAGTCTACGGTATTGAGAATCCTAAGTGGTTACAGTTCCGTTACTGGATGCTGAATGATGCACCTTCTTGGTTCCGTAACCTGTACATGAAGTACGGTGAAAGAATAGCTAAGTTTATCTCCAACAAGCCACGTATTAAATCTATCATCCGCAAGTGGATGAATACAAAAATTAAATAGTATGGCATTTCAAGTAGGAACAAGAGTACGCCCAGAACTTGGTAACGCGGACTTCAGTGGCTTTGCAAGAGCCGCTGAGATACAGGCTTCAGCACTTGCTAACCTTGGTAGACAGATTGGTGAAGGTATTGAAAAATACCAAACAAACAAGCAGGTTACGCTTGCTGGACTAGCTTCTCTTGAGGGTCAAGCAGCTGCTGATCCGACGCTAGTATCAGCCCTAAAAAATGCAGGAGGAGACGTAGGAAAGGCTTATTCAAAGATTGAAAGTGGTAACTATAATCAAAAAGATGTACTGACTGCTACTGGATTTGCTAGTGCCTATAATCAGCAAAAGCAGAATATGCAAGCTAGTCAGCTAAGAGGCTTGGAACTACAAGCTGCCCAATCTGAGCAGCAACAACAAATAATAGACAGAGATGCTGCTAATATGGCTTTATCTGCATCCAGAATGGCAGGAACTGGCCAGATAGATCCAATCGCTGCATCTGCTACATATCTTGATCAAGGTGGAAGGGATTCTAATTTTTTACAAATGCTTGAATCAATGCAGCCTGAGACTGTTAGTCTTACCGAAGCAGAGCGTGAAATACAAAGGGTTATGAAGGCTAATCCTGATATATCTTTTACTGACGCAGTTAATATTAAAGAGGGTGTCGTTAAAATTATAAGTAACCCTATTACTGGAGCCTCATTCCTTGTAAACCTTGCAACTGGCGAACAAAAGCC